ACACCCTCTGGCACTCAAGACTTTGGAACAACTAGCGGTGCACTAGAGCCACAGGCGTTAGCGTATGAGCATACTCAAAATGCAGTTAGTGCTTCTTGGGTAATAACTCATAATTTAGGCTTTAAGCCTAACGTTACAGTTGTAGACTCTGGGGGTACAATATATGAAGGTGAAATAACATACACAAATTCGAACTCACTTACGGTCTCGTTCTCTCAAGCCTTTTCAGGAAAAGCGTATTTATCTTAAGGAGATAATGTAAATGGCCCGTAAGTTTTTAACCCCAATTGATTTAAACAAATTAGAATTACAAAATGCAAGAATACAAAACTTAGCCACTGCTCCAGCAGACCCTACAGTTGGTCAAATTTATTATGACACAGTACTGGGATACTTACGCACTTGGAGCGGTTCTGCATGGCAAGCAGCAGGCACACAAGGAACTACTGGTGCTCAAGGAGCAACTGGTGCTGGTACTCAAGGAGTTCAAGGAACTGTTGGTGCTCAAGGAACAGTAGGTTCTCAAGGAGCAGTTGGTACTCAAGGAACTGAAGGTGCACAAGGAACTGTTGGTGCTCAAGGAACAGTAGGTTCTCAAGGAGCAGTTGGTACTCAAGGAACTGAAGGTGCACAAGGAACTGTTGGTGCTCAAGGAACTCAGGGAACACTGGGTTCTCAAGGTACACAAGGAACTGTTGGTTCTCAGGGCACTCAAGGAACATTAGGAGCGCAAGGAACAGTAGGTTCTCAAGGCACTGATGGTACTCAAGGTACTTTAGGTTCTCAAGGAACTGACGGTGCACAAGGTACTCAAGGAACTGTAGGTTCTCAAGGTGTACAAGGTACTCTTGGAGCACAAGGTGCTGAAGGTTCATTTGGTGGTATTACAGTTGGATATACATTCAGTACTAGCACAACTATGTCAGACCCAGGCGATAATTTTGCTCGTTTTAATAATGCTACATTAGCCTCAGCAACCATTCTTGCATTGGATGATAATCCTTCTGATGGTAACTATGATGTATCTAATTTCTTAACCACTATTGATGATTCAACATCTACAATCAAGGGTCACGTAAAAGTATCTAAGAAAAATGATATTGCTACTTTTGCTCTTTATACAATTTCTGGTGTTACAGATGAATCACCAGATTGGTTTAGTATTAACGTTGCTTATGTTTCTGGTAACGGAACCTTTAGCAATAACGATGAACTTCTATTTACATTTGCTCGTACTGGTGATGCTGGTGCTACTGGTTCTCAAGGAACTCAAGGAACAGAGGGTGCTCAAGGCACGGTAGGTGCACAAGGTACTCAAGGAACTCTAGGCTCCCAAGGCACAGTAGGTGCACAGGGAACACAGGGAACAGTTGGTTCTCAAGGAACCCAAGGAACTGATGGAGCCCAAGGAGCAGTTGGTTCTCAAGGTACACAAGGAACTGAAGGTGCTCAAGGAGTTCAAGGAACTGTTGGTGCTCAAGGAGTTCAAGGAACTTTAGGTACTCAAGGTACTGATGGAGCCCAAGGCACAGTAGGTGCACAGGGAACAGTCGGTGCTCAAGGTGCTGTAGGTACCCAAGGTACTCTTGGTTCTCAAGGTACTGATGGTACTCAAGGAACTGAAGGTGCTCAAGGTACTCAAGGCACAGTAGGTGCACAGGGAACTGTTGGTGCACAAGGTACAGTGGGTTCACAAGGAACAGTAGGTTCTCAAGGAACTGAAGGTGCTCAAGGTACTCAAGGCACAGTAGGTGCTCAAGGAACTGTTGGTGCACAAGGTACATCTGGTCTTGATGGAGATAAGTACTCCACAACCTCTACAACATCATTTACATTAGGAACTTCTGGTTCTCAAACAATTACGGTTACAGATCTAGCAGTTGATTACTCTGTTGGTCAAGACATCACTGTTGCATATGATGTAAGTAATATTCAATACGGTACCGTTTCAAGTTATAACCCTGGAACTGGCGCTCTTGCATTTAATAAAACCAGCAAAGTTGGTACTGGAACATACGCTTCATGGACAGTAAATCTATCTGGTGCTGTCGGTGTTGCTGGTGCTCAAGGAACTACTGGCGCCCAAGGAACAGAGGGTGCTCAAGGTACCTCTGGTCAACTTGGAACTCACGCAGAGACTATTACTCCAGTATCTCCATATTCAGCAACAACTTTCACAATTACACACAATCTTGGAACACGAGATGTGTTAGTAACTGTACAAGATGCTACTTATAACGAGGTAGTTACTGATGTAATTGCATCAACTACATCTGCTGTAACTATCGGATTTGCAGTGGCTCCACAATCAGGTGAAACTTATCGGGTCGTAGTAAAGGCTTAATACGTGAGTAAAAGAGCCCTCGTACCTATCAACGTACTTGCCGTAGGAACTCAACCTACAGGTAGGTACGTTGGAGATATCTATTACAATACAGAAGCAAGAAATGTCTATGTATTTGATGGGGTTGAGTGGCTTGAAATTACAACAAACGTTTCTGCAGATATAGTTGAGGGTGGAGATGAAGTTGATGGTTCTGACACCGTAACAGGTGTAGCCGATGGAGGAGACGAAGCAGGTGGCAGTGATGTATACACAAGTTCCTATAATGGTGGAGGAGTAGTCTAATGTCAGTAACAATCAAACTTCGTAGAGGTACTGAATCACAATGGACTGCTAATAACCCAACACTTGCTGCTGGTGAAGTAGGAACAGAGACAGATACTGGTAAATTTAAAGTTGGTAACGGATCAACTGCTTGGAACTCTCTTGCATATGGTGGTCTTCAAGGTATTCAAGGTGTTCAAGGAGTACAAGGTGTACAGGGCACTCAAGGTGTACAAGGTGTACAAGGTGTACAAGGCGTACAAGGCGTACAGGGTGTACAAGGATTGCAAGGGACTGTTGGTGCACAAGGTGCTGATGGAACTCAGGGAACTCAAGGTACTTTAGGTTCTCAAGGAACTCAAGGCACTCAGGGCACTCAGGGCACGCAGGGAACTGATGGAACTCAAGGAACTCAAGGAACTCAAGGAACTCAAGGCACTCAGGGCACTCAGGGCACGCAGGGAACTGATGGAACTCAAGGTACTTTAGGATCTCAAGGAACTCAGGGAACTCAAGGCACTCAAGGCACTCAAGGCACTCAAGGAACACTTGGAACTCAGGGTGCTACAGGAAACTTTGGTGGAGAAACTCATGAATATAACTTCTTAACTAATACAGAAAATACTGATCCAGGTAATGGAAATTTAAAATTTAATAATGCAACTATCTCTAGTGCAACTGCGCTATATATAGACAACCTTGATTTTAATTCAAGCGACATTTCACAACTACTACAAACAATTGATGACTCAACCTCTGGAATTAAAGCAACTATTAAGTTTACAGAAACTACTGACTCAAATAGTTTTGCATTCTTTCAAGTTACAGGAACTCACACACATGAGAGCGGTGGCGCATACTTTAACGTCCCAGTTGCTTATGTAACTGGAACTCTATCAATCTCTAATAATGATAATTTATATGTGACATTTGCTCGTGTTGGTGATAAGGGTGATCAGGGTATTCAGGGAACCCAAGGAACTACTGGTGCACAAGGTACACAAGGTACTCAAGGTGTAGACGGTACACAGGGAACTCAGGGAGTTCAGGGAACAATTGGAGCCCAAGGAACTCAGGGTGTTCAAGGAACATTAGGAACACAAGGTGTACAGGGCACTCAAGGAACTACGGGTACAGGAACACAGGGCACTCAAGGTACTAGCGGTGCTACTGATGAGGTAGTTATAAACGATGTTATGGATGTCTACTAAGTAACTCTGTACTACCGTTGTGAATTTGACTGTATTGTGCTGCTTCTTGTAAAAACTTTATAGGTCTATATATCTGTGGCTTTATTGTAAATGTATTAAATTTTATTTGATTTTCTTCTTGTTTCATTCTAAAGTTAAAAATATACCAATCTACAGGACAATTAATTCCTTTAAACTCAATATCTGCAATAGCCTTTTCTGCACCACGTCTACTTACGGCGTATCCTGCACAAGACCATTGTTGATATGATTTGCAAGTATGTTCTTCACCAATATCGTGTTCAGATTGATTATAAGCAAATAGTGAATCATCTGGAACAAAGAATGAAAAGAAATCCCATATAGGCATAAGTTCACTCATATACATATCAGCAATAGTTTTAAAGTTATTGCTAATAATTATGTCATCTTCAAAAATTATTAATACATCTTTGTCAGATTCTAAAAACTTTTTATAAGCCAAATAAGCACTTGCCCAAACTCCTATAACTCCAGATGATGGTGGGAAGGTCTCTCCTGGCTTACAGAAGTCAGTAACTGTATTTACTTTAAACTCTGGTGTTTGATTAATAAATGCTTCAGCCTTATCAGCAGTATTTAAGTACATAGTAGGAGAGCCAAGACGAGGCAAGAAAGACATAGAATTTAAAATGCCCTCATAAGATTTGTTTCTTAATTCATTTCCAGTATCAGTATGAAAGACTTCAAAGCAAGCGTTATCTAGCACTTCTCAATCCATACCTGATATCCAGATTCAATCATTGTGTACTCGCCTTTACAGAGATTAAGAACGCAATCCACGCCCCTCTTGGGCTCCCTGTACTCTCCTCCGCCATAATTCCAGAGGTAGTCATCAAATGCCATCACCCCACCTGATTCCAGGTGCCTAAAGCCATTTAAGCCATCTATAGCGGTCTGTAGGGCGGTGTGGTCGCCATCTATGTATATGAAGTTATACGAACTAGCGTTACGAATAAAGAACTCATCACTGGTCATCTTGTGCTTTAAGATTCTTCCATCCTTTGGAAATCTTGAATCATAGTAAGCCTCTACTGAAACAAAATCTAAATCTTTATGGGCGGTCTCTTCACTGCCCTCCCATGTATCTACATCATCTAGATATTCAATCTCTCGATTATTAAGTAGCCACTCGGTGGCGTCTCCTGTGTAGGTGCCGATCTGCAGTGCACGAAGTGGAACACTTGGTACGTGTCTAAAGTACTTCTCTACATCTTTAAACCAATTAGGAAACATTAGTTAAACAACTTTAAGTTATTTAGACAACTATTAACATACTCTTTAGACATCTTATGCTCATCTAATAGGTGGTGAAAAAGAACTTTGCTTTCTTCTTTGCGCCCAATCCACCAACCAGCAACAGCCTTCTCAAATAGTAGGCAGTATGTACCGTTGTATTCAACATATCCTGGCAGTGGCTGATTATAGGTATTGGTTGCAAAGAGTAACCCTATCTCAGCGTAGGTATAACACTCCTGATATTCATTGTTTTTTTCTTTAATTCTAGACACTAAAAAATACGCCTCTGGTCTATTTGGCAGATAAGCAATTGCTTGCATGAGATTGTTGTAAACAGTTCGGTTTCTATCTCCTTGAGCACCCCAACACAAGGCCATCTTTAACAAAGAGGTGTAGGTGATTAGAGGATGTGTTTTATACCCGTATTCAGCAGCCCTTAAATAAAATCCAGCAGCCGATGCGTACTGCAGTTGTTCTTCGTAGGCAGTAGCAAGATTGAAATTATTCTCAACATCAACTGGATTTTCAGCCAGTTTTAAAGTCAACTCTCTAATGTCCATAAGACATAGCCTCCGTAATCATTCCGTTGACAACCTTTTTAGAAACCTCAAGAACAAAAGCGCAATTATCTTGTACACCAAAAGTTAGTACTAGGTTCTTCTTTATAACTGCTGCGCCAACGCAAAATTCAATTGGCGTATCTAAGAATGAAAAGGACGACGTAAGTCCAACAAAGTTGAACTCTTTATCCCATACAATCATGCGATGTCTATATGTTGAATCTTTTTGATTTAGATAATTTTTCCACAGTCTAACTTCATGAGTAAAGGCAATATAATAATCTCCCCAAGCAACTATGTTTGTACCACCACGTTGATCAGGAGAGATTGGCGGAGTTTCTTTTGTTAGTACTTGCTTACATTCAGATTTATCGGGATCAGCCCAAACAACTTCGGTAGGCATAGCCCACTTAACAAAGTGATATGGCATATCAAGGATCGGCATCCAATTCTTTTCGCAATACGAGTTAACATCAACAGGAGGAGGAATACGAACTCGTTGAACTTCGGTGGCTGTCCAGTTGGTTTTATCTAATTCAATTTTGGAGTACTCCATGCGACCTTGCCCATTGGGCGTGGTATCACGCCGTACTCCGATCAGGTAGTAGTTGCCATCCCACTGCGTGATGCGGACATCCTCCTCACCAACAAACTCCCAAATAGGTGGCACATCAAATTTAGAGTAATCAACTTTAGTAAAATTAATTAGGTTGTAATCCTTATCAAGACGGCCTAGGTAGTTGGTCGTAACTAGCCGTTGGTCTTTTTCAGGGTGTAGATAGGAGAGAGGACCCCAAGGACTAAAAAATCTTTGGTCTTTTTCTGAATGATAGAGAGTGTAATTTACGTGCCTAATATTTACTAAGATATCACCGTCATCATCAACAAAGATAGATGGATTCATTAAGCCCATACCAGAGGTAGTTGAGTGAGGTAGAATTAAGGGTACTAATTTGCCCCCTTGAGATACGGATTTATGCACCAAATTCATGGGTTCACATTAGCATAGGTTTAGGACACACAGGCTTAAAAAAAGCCTTAACCTATCCGCTATACCTCCCGAAAGGAACAGTAACTTATGGCTGTAACCTCCAAGGTCCTAGCAAGAACTGCTGCAGCGACCTCAAGCACAACCCTTTATACAGTGCCAAATTCAAGCACTACAACAGTAGTCACAAACATTGTTATTAGTAATACCGCAGCATCAACTTCAACAGCAACAATAACCATAGATGGTATAAACGTTGTTCCAACTGTATCTCTTGCTGCTAACTCAGTATTTGGATTTGATTTAAAGCAAGTGATTCCTGCAAATGCAACACCTAAAGTAATTGCTGGACTTGCATCTACAACATCAGTATTTTTTCATATTAGCGGAGTGGAGATAGTCTAGTGGGAATTTCAATCTTTCCAATTCCATCCGCAGCAGCGGCTGCTGCTCAAAATGATCAGATTTCAGCAACTATTCCTCTTGCATTAACTACCTATAAAATTCTTAGTACATTTAATACTGGAACTTACACAATTACAACAAGTCCAGCATCTTCAAATGCAACTGTTACCTTTTTTTCTGCAAGTGAAACGACTACACCAACAACTACATCAGGTGGAACTGTTTCATACGCACTTGGAACTGCATCAATAGGTGCCTATATACAAACAAATACTGGAACTGACGTAGTAGTTACTATAAGTTTAACTGCCGCAACAGTTGCCCCAGCAGGACTTAGTGGAACTCTAGACACTATTACTAGTTCTGGAACTTATACTCAAACTGGATTACTCTATGTCTGTGCAGTAGGCGGAGGCGGAGGTGGCGGTGGTGGACTTACCTCTAATAACACAGTTGGTTGCGGCGGTGGAAAGGCTGTACCTGTTGCAAAATTAGTTTATGCAAACAGCAGCACCAGCGTAACTATCGGTAGCGGTGGTGATGGGTGTGGAACTGCAAGCAACTCAAATGGAAACGGTGGTGGTACCACTAACTTTGGTAACCTTGTTTCATCTGGCGGAGGCGGAGGAAATACTTGGTTTCAGCCTGCATCACCTGCTGAAGGTGGCGGAGCAGGAAGCCCTACAAGTTCTGGAAATGCTAACTCTGTTCTTACAAAATCAATTATAGATGGTACAAATGGCGGAGGCGGAGGCGGAGGAAACTCAGGAACTCCTGGAGGCTCTGGCGCTGGCAGTGGAATTGGCACTGGTGGAAATGGTGGAAACTATCCTGGTAACGCTGGTAATAATGGAACTGGCTACGGTTCAGGTGGCGGTGGCGGAGGACGTAACACTTCCTACAGCGGTAACAACGTAGGTGGAATAGGTGGCCCTGGTGTTATATATGTTCTACGTGGCTTCTAAAGAAAAGAGACTGTACACATGAAAAAATTTGCAGTTTTAGATAATCAAAATACAGTAGTTAATGTAATTATTGCTGAAAACCTTGCTATTGCTGAAAGTTCTTCTAACGCATCTTGTGTAGAGGTACTAGCCAACGTAACGGCTGGTATTAACTATACCTACAATGCTCAATACAGCAGATTTATTGAACCAAAACCCTTTGATTCTTGGATCTTAAATCAAGAGACTTTTATGTACGCTCCTCCTGTTGCATACCCAACAGATGGCGGTATATACTCCTGGAATGAATCTTTATTGGAATGGGTTGAAGTATAATAAATTTAAATTAAATTTTAAAGGGGCAAAAAATTAAAATTAAATTTATAAATAAAACACAAATTGAATTAGATCCTCCAATTCCTGCTTCAAAATTTATACCTGATTGGTATAAAAATTTAGATTCATATATCGGTAGTAAAACCAAAACTTTAAATTTTGAAGGCAAAACTACGGCTACTTTAAAACGTTGTATGCCTGTTTTTGATGCACTTACATCTGGCTACATTATTCTGTCTCCAGTAGATGTGTTTGTAACTATAAAAGATGGTGAGCAATGGTTTAATTGGCCAAGCGGAGATATAATCTCTTTTCATAACTTTCAACAAGCACCTACCCATCCTGACGGGCACTTTAATAGGAGTTATCCCAAATGGCATAATCCTTGGGCTATAAAAACACCTAAAGGATATTCAACTTTATTTGTTCAACCATTTCACAGAGAATCAGTATTTACTATCCTTCCAGGAATTGTAGATACAGATACCTATTTTAATAATGTAAATTTTCCATTTGTAATGAATGATACAACCTTTGAAGGACTTATACCAAAGGGAACCCCAATTGCTCAAGTAATTCCTTTTAAAAGAGATTCTTGGGAAATGGAAATAGGTTCTACAGAAGATCAAAAATCTTCACATCAAATTCGATTACAATTAGAGAGTAAATTTTTTGATATTTATAAAACTATGTGGTGGAATAAAAAGGAGTATAAATGATTACGTCTGGTTTTAAAAATACTGAAGAAAGTTTGTCTATTGCTTGGTGTGACAATGGTTTAGTAGATGGTAAATTTACAGAAGGATTAGCCCATCTCGTTCTTTATCTTGGTAAATCTGATTTAAAATTGAATGAAATTTTTAGAGTTCAAGGAAATCAAATTAGCAGACAACGTCAAATAGTTTTTGATCATTGGATTAAAAATACAACAACTGATTGGTTATTTTGGATAGACTCTGATGTATATGTATCTATTGATAATTTTAAGTTACTTTGGAATACAGCGCATAAGATAGAAAAACCTATAGTAACTGGAGTTTACTTTGTTTCAAAAAGTACGGACTATGAAGTAATGCAACCACTTCCTGTTATATTTAATAATATTGATGAAAAAACAATTGAATACGTACATCCTCTTCCAGAAAATCAAGTAATAGAAGTTGATTCTTCGGGTATGGGATTTGTTCTTATGCATAGATCGGTAGGCATAACTCTACAAAACAAATTTTTGAATGAACCTGTTTTTGCTGAAAAACTTGGATTAAATAATGATTTTGTTGGTGAAGATATTGCTTTTTTTAGAAAGGTAAAAGAGGCTGGAATTCCAATTTATGCTCACACTGGAGCCACTGCAAAACATATGAAGAGGTTTCCTTTAGATATAAACTATTATCAAGCCTACTGGAATATAAAAAAACCTGAATAATTCAGGCTGTAACTATCGACGCTTGCCTTCACAATTGACCTATGCGTGGTTCAAAAGTCCAAGGACGATTTAAGATAGGGTTTGAAACCCTCTCTATGGATGAGGGTATGGTTGATGAACTTCGTGATCCTATTGGAACTATTGTTGACTGGTGGACTTGGGATGATGCAGCCCTTGCTGCAGACTACGCAAATTATGTAGATCCAGTTTATGATGTATCAAATCAAGATCCTACTAAAGGTCGTAGATGGAATGACCCATTTGATCTGCCCGTAATTTTAGCGCAATTAATGCGTGGTACAAACATAATGAATGAACGAGGATTTTACGTAGTAGATACTCTGCGCCTTGTTGTTTCTGTAGCAGATATAAATAGACTTATTCCAGCAATGGTTACTGATCCAAATCAACACATCAAGGATCGTGTCGTATTCCAAGATCAGGTATTTGTACCTACAAGAGTCTTGCCTCGTGGAAGATACGCTGAACGTTATTCAGTAGTAACTATAGACTGCAACCTAGTCAACTCAGAGGAGTTAGTAAACGATCCTCAGTTCCAAGCATACGCAAACTAACCTTGGGAAATTTTGAGGAGTTATTAGACCCCTCTCTCTTTGAGTTTGATGCGGTAGAATTAGATGACCAAGTAGAAGAGGATGATGATGGCAACTAAAAAAGCAAAAGGCAAAGTTGAAAAAGTTATGAAGGAGTACAAAGAAGGAAAGTTGCATTCAGGTAAGAAGGGTCCTGGTAAAGGCCCAGTTGTTAAATCAAAGAAGCAGGCTGTTGCTATTGCAATGAGCGAAGCGGGAATGTCGAAAAAGAAAAAGAATAAGTAATGGCTAGACGGCGCAGGAACATTGGAGCAAGGGCTGGTAAACAGCCACAGAAGAATATTCAAACAAATGTTACTGAGAGTAAATACGAGGCTGGCGGTGCCAGATTAAAACGAAAGAAGGGCGGCATAGTGAGAAGACCTAAAGCCCCAATTCGTTATAAGCATAAGAAGTCGGTGACCTGATGGCTGATAAGAAGAAGGAAGAAAAGCCAGTAACTCTTACTACTGGTATTCCTGGAAAAAAAGCCAGGGTAGTTCATAAAGTTTTTAAAAATAAAAAGGGCGACGTTATTGTTGATCACACTAATACAAATCAAGGTAAGTGGGATAAAATCAATCTCACAAAAAAAGGTGGATCAAGAACCATAAAGCAAGGCGTAAAGGCCGTGCAGAAATTCCACAAGAGCAATGCTCATAGAAGTCAGGGAAGATAATGGCAAAGACAGCAGCGTGGCAACGTAAAGAAGGCAAAAATCCAGAGGGTGGATTAAATGCTAAAGGTCGTGCATCATACAAGCGTGAAACTGGCGGAACATTAAAGCCACCTGTATCTGCTAAGCAAGCAAAGAAGTCTAAGAAGTCTGCAGCCCGTCGTAAATCATTCTGTGCAAGGATGGGTGGTATGCCAGGACCTATGGAAAAGAATGGTAAGCCAACTCGTAAAGCACTAGCACTAAGAAAGTGGGATTGTTAGTGGCTTGTTGGGAAGGTTACGTTCAAAAAGGTTTTAAAATAAAGAATGGTAAGAGAGTTCCTAACTGTGTACCAAAGAGTGGAGGAGTTAAGAGTGCCAAAAAAAGCAGCAAAACCAAAGTCAAAAGTAAATGAGGCTGGTAATTACACCAAGCCTGGAATGCGTAAAAGTTTATTTAAAAAGATAAAGGCTGGAACTAAAGGCGGAGATCCAGGAGAATGGTCTGCTCGTAAGGCTCAACTTCTTGCTGCTGAGTATAAGAAGGCAGGCGGAGGTTATAAGAACTAAGATGGCTCTTGCAAAATCTCAACAATCCCTGAAGAAGTGGGGCAATGAAAAATGGCGCACTTCAGATGGCAAAGAATCTAAAGGCAAAAAGCGTTACCTACCAGACAAAGCGTGGGATACTCTTACTCCTTCAGAAAAGGCTGCTACCAACCGTGCTAAAGCAGAAGGCAATAGCAAGGGGAAGCAGTTTGTAAAACAACCAAAATCAATTGCCAAAAAAACGGCACGACATAGATAGGAAACGCCAATGTGTGCAACATGTGGATGTGGTAAGAAAAAAGGTCAGCCAGGATTTGGTAAGGGTCCAAAAGCCAAGCCAAAGCCAAAGGGTAAGTAATGTGCGCTACCTGTGGCTGTATGCAGCCTAAGAACAAGCATGGCATGAAGACTCTAGCCGCTGCTAATAAAAAGTATGCTAAGAAGAAGACAGATAAGAAGAAGAAGGACAAAAAATAATGGCTCTTAAGTGCGACATGAAGAACTGCAAGTGCAAGTGTTCCACTTGCCAGAAAGGTAAGTAATGAAGAAGTCACTAAGCCCTAAGCAGATGAAAATTGCTAACGCTGCAAAGCCTGCTGATAAAATTACTGGCGCAGATTTTAAGGCGCTAAAGAAGAAAAAGAAAAAGAAAATCGTCTAATATCAATAAAAAGAAATAAGTAGTTAGGCCCCGAAAGGGGCCTTTCTTCTTTATCATTGCTATATCAGAACACCGCTGCGGTGCCTGAATACTGTTCCCACAGGTTGCGATAAAGGGGTTATTTATTATGGCTTACAAGCCTTGGTACGAACAAGCCGCTGAGATTAATAATCAAGGCGAACGTGAAGAGTTTATTCGGGGTGTGTTTGGATTCCGCCCTAAAGAAAAGCGTCCCGCTATCGCATCGCTAATTGCAGGTACAACCGCAGCCTATCTTGCTGGTGCTGTCTACGTTGCTTCCAAAGCAAAAGCGAAAGCGAAGAAAAAGAAGTGACCTACCTAAAAAAAGCCAGAGAGTCTTTAAATAGAGCCAGTGTAGAAACTACAAGGTTCATGGGCGCTCATTTACGATCAGAGGCTAGAGCATCAGGTTGGCCTGAAAAAATTGTACGAAACCTCCATGTCCGTCACTCTAACGGTGCCTTTACTATTCACGGTAACCCAGACCACAAGACAGAGATATTAAATCTTGAGTACGGAACTCCAAGCAATCAACCAACTGCTGCTATGCGTCGCTTTAACAATCGTCAACAAGAGTCTGAGAAGTTTATGCTAGCCCGCACCATGCAGCATATGGATGGCTACCTATGACCTTCCTTTTAGAAGAAGATGAAGCGCTGAGAGACTTGTTAAAAGAGATGACTGTTACTGATCAGAAGGCCTCTTCTGCTACGGCAAAAACTATTACAAATAGAGCGCTTACTAATAATGTAGTTACAATAACTACATCTACAGAACATGGCTTTGAAGTTGGAGACACAGTTACTATTGCGGGTACTGCAACTGCCTTTAATGGCACCTACAACATTACATTAATTCCAACTCCTACTACATTTAAATATGCAAAAACAAATGCAAACATTGCAAGTGTTGCTTCAGGTGGCACTGCTACACCAGGTACTACTAGAAAAGTAGGAGTCTGGTTTGGACAACCTGACCAGGAAATTCGTGCTCAGTCATACCCTTACATCACTATTGATATGGTCGATATCTCTGAAGATTTCTCTCGTGCTATGAGAGGCAAGGTAAAGCCAGCGTATTTAACTAACCCAACAGTCATTGGCGAAAGTACTGCTTGGGATAATGATGAACATAACTGGGAAATTAACTATCCAATTCCTGTAAATATTGATTACCAAATTACTTCATACTCTCGTCAACCACGTCATGATCGTCAAATTTTATCTCAATTGTTATTTACAAAAGTTCCACTACGGTTTGCTGTGTTAAACACAGGGCCAAATACTGTATTTGGAACTACTCGTCGTTTAGACGTTCTTGATATATCTAAGAGAGATATTACTGAACAAGGAAAACGACTGTTTGTAAATGCTATGACAGTTCGTGTCTCTTCTGAGATTGCGCCTGAAACATATAACAATCTGTACAAAGTGTTGCAAATAAACGTCACAGGTACAACTGGAAGTCAGACCCTTGGTCGCTCTCAGTTCACTACCATCGATACGTACACTCAATCGGCACCATAAGGTCCCTCCCCCAAACTAGTTAGGAGAAAAAATGGCTTATAGCCGTCCAGGTGTTTACATAAGTGAACGCCTACTACCACCAGTACTCCCAAGTGGAGTTACTGCAAATGCTGCTGGCGCAGTTGTTGCACCTTTTGCACAAGGCCCAGAAACAGTAACCCTTGTTAATTCTTGGTATGAATTTACCAAGTACTTCGGAGGTTACAACGCAACCTATCCAGCCACCTTCCAGGTTGGCTCATTCTTTGCAAATGGCGGACGTGAACTGTATGTTCAACGTCTACTTGCGGCTAACGCTGTTGCTGCTTCTAGAAACTTAACAGATGGTGGCGGTGCAACTGCTGCGACTGTTACTTCAAAGAATGCTGGAACAGACGGTAACAACCTTCGTGTTGTATTAACTGCTGGTCAAGTTGCAAGCACTTATACACTTACTCTTTACAAGGAGTCTGGTGTAGCAAATGACATTTCTGATGACATCTTACTTGAGCGTTATGAAAACATTGTGTTTGATGACACTACTTCAAGTGATTATGCTCCAACAGTAATTAACATTATTTCACCAAACATCTCAGTATCTGTTGCTGGTGGTTATGCTGGTGCATCTATTACTCTAGCAACCTACCCACTAACAAGTGGTTCAAATGGAACTGCTACAGCATCTACTGACTACACTGCATACAAAGGAACTGCTAATTCAGTGTTTGAGAGATTTACTTCTCTTGATCGTCCACTAGTACTATTCCTACCTGTTGCAAATGCATTAGCATCTGGAACAGTTGCAGTCTTTGATGCAGCAACCTCTTGGGCAGAAGAAAATAACGGCTTTGTTGTTATTGGGACTGATCCAGATCTAACAGTAGCAAATGCTGTTTCTTTTGCTGGATCTCTTACTGATACAAGCAACGCTGCTGTCTACTATCCAAATATCTTTATTTCAGATCCACTTGGACGTAGTTCTGGAGCACTTCGTAAGATTGAACCTACTGGCGCAGTTGTTGGTCTTTACTTATCAACAGATGCAAGCCGTGGTGTATTCAAAGCACCTGCTGGAATTTCAACTCCAGTGCTAGGAATCGTCTCTGTAGAAAAAACATTTACATCTGCAGAGTTAGATACCATGAATGCAAGTACTTCTCCAGTAAATCCAATTCGTCAAATTCCTGGCGCTGGTCTTTCTGTAATGGGTGCTCGTACATTAAAGCAAGATGGAACTGCAAACAAGTATGTAAACATGCGTCGTTCTTTAATTTATATTCGCAAGAATCTAAAGAACTTAACAGAGTTTGCATTATTTGAAAATAATGACGAAAGATTATGGGCCCGTATTAATACTAATATCGGTTCCTTCTTAAGTGAGTATCGCAATCAAGGTGGTCTTCGTGGAGCAACCCAATCACAGGCTTACTTTGTAAAGTGCGACGCAGAGAACAACTCAGATGCAGATATTGCAAATGGTGAAGTTCACATT